GCAGCTTTTACCTGCTTAGTGTGGGCCATGCTTCTTGCCAATGCTTTCGTATAACGAGCACCAAGTCGGTCGTAAAGATTGTCTTCTACAGCCTCCTCAGTCAACGCAAATGCAAGTGCTACAGTTTCATGAGTGTAACGAGCAGTGAAACCTTCGCTTGCACTGTCGAACTGAACGCCTTGACCTTCCTGCTTCACAGAAGCATTTCCAAAGCCAACGATCAGAACTTCTTCTTCAAATGCTCGATCTGAAGATTCAGTGTCAAAGATTTCAGCATGTTCGTTCTCATAACGATCATACTCCATGCCAAATAAGGCATTTAGACCTGGTTCTAGCTCTTTCGCTAGTTGTGCGCGTGAAATTGCCATCTATTCAGCCTCCCTTACGCTAGGCCAACTTGCTTCTGACCAAACAGATGATTCTGTATGGTGACAAGCACGTTGGTATTGGCTGTACTTACATCTGAATTTTCAGGGTCTTCTGAAATATCCAGGGCTTTCATTGGCAATGTCGCAGTTGTAGCACCAGTAGAAACATCAAGCTCGACATAAGAAATGCCGCTATCGCTGCTTCCAGTTCCAGTATTATCAACAATATCGAAATTACCTAACAAGTCGGCAACAGGGAACGCTGCGTCAGCTTGCACTTCAAAGACATCCATAGGGCTGTCATAAATGAAAGCAATCGCATCTGTGGCCGCATTACCGGGCCAGTAGTTGCTCCAAGTTGGCTTACTTGTGGTTGGGTCTGTGTAGAAACATCCGTTGAATACACCGACAATGATGTCACTAGTCGCGCTACCGCCGTCTGCTCGAGCGATTCGAGTAACAATACCAGCAGTATTCTGAGTGACAATGTCACCCTGATAGATGTTGGTAGTGTTGGTCGCATCGGCAGTCGTTATTCGATAACGAGACTGACCTGAAGAGTTATAGTTACCCTGCAGGTTGCGTACATAACGGAGTCCAAAAGGCGCATCTTTATTTGCCATTTTTTAGTTCTCCTAAAACACAATCAAATTAATCGTTCTTTCCAGAAGCCCCAAATGTCACCTTGCTTTTGCGTTCTTGAGATATCGGCATACGAGGATCGCTTTCACGCATAAGATTATTATCTACAGCAGTCATTTGATTCTCTGTCTGCTGCGCGTAATAAGCGTTTCTCTCTTCCGCTGTCTCATCCGGTATCTTGGCAAGAATCAACCCACCAACGCCAACAACTCCAGCGTGCTTCCCCTCTTCGATTGTCGGCAAATCATAGCCTTCAACTTCTGACGGATGCACAGGCTCATAACCTTCCTGAAATCTTTTATGGACATTGGTTTTGTCATCTTCATTACGAATATGAGTTCTTATCCACCGATAACGCATACCAGGCGGTGGCTCTGGTGTATCTAAAGCTTGAGGTGGCTTCCATGGCTGACGAGCCGTTTTCTTTCCCCTGTCGTCTTGACTTCTGGGGGTTCTTTTTGATCCAACAGCTTTTTTGTCTGTCATGATGCCTGTAACCTCAATTTTTGTTTTGCGTATTCCTTGAACGGTACACCCAGCTTCTTGGCTAAAGCCTGTTCACTAGGGGTTAGTTCAACCCTACGATCATTTTGACTGCGTCCAGTTCCTGTTGTGCGCGTACCGGAAACGACGGTCTGGACGGGTTTGCCGCTGTTTCCTACGTTGTTTTCCGCTTGAAACCTGTTTGGTAGTTCCTCGCGTAATCTGTTGTCAAGTTGAGAATAGTATTCATCAGACTCTAAGTCAATTCCAGTCTCAGCTAATTCTTGGTGAATCGCCATAGCCGCATTAGTCATAATGCGATCAACACCAAACCATTCATTCTTTTCAGCCCAAGAAGTTGCTTTGTCAGAGGGTTGTGAATATTGAGGTTGTGCTTGAGTCTGAGCTTGAGAATATTCTTGCGGATTGTAATTAGAATATGCTTGTTGAGCCTGTGCTTGAGCAGTTTGCCATTGCGCAAGATCCTGCTCATATTTAGCGAGATCTCTTTGATATTGCGCAAGTTGATTTCTTTCTGCTTCTGCTCTAGCCAGTTGTTGCTGCGCATCGACCATAAGATTCTGATCGCCAGAATCATATGCCGTTTTAAGCGCAACTTTTGCAGCATCAACTTGTGCATTTACTCTGTTTTCAAATTCATTACTGTAGTTTTTAGAAAGATTTAAATTACTTTGTGCAGTTTGTTGGCTTTCTAATTGAATTTGAGAAGATAGTTTTTTATTTTCTTCCTGTAACTGTTTGGCATACTCCAATGCCTGCAGCTCTCGACGCTGATAGTCTTTAGCCTGTTTGATAGCCTGATTAACACGGTTCTGCGCTTTTTTGGCTTCTTTTTCTACTTCAGATAACTCTGCGTCATCCTGCCCTAAAGAACCATCTTCAAAGTTTTCTTGAACTTGGTCTTCGGTAACAGGAGATATTTCAGCAACATCATCGTCACTGAGATCAATAAACGTAGACTCTTCTTGGGGATCTTCAATATCAGGCCGCTTGTGCTCTGGCACTGCTGCGCTTTTAATATTGTCGTCGTTTAAATTGGCTAACGCCTCAGTTAATGTTTCTTCTGCCATGGTTCACCTCACAAAGCTTTAATATCATCGGGATTTAAGATAGTGCCAATCACTTCGTCATCATTAATGATTCGAACTTCAGCATCATCTTCTAAAGAAAAACGAGCTCCTGCATAACGGCCTATCAGTACCCAGTCGCCTTCCTTGCACCAGGGTTGATCAGCAAATTTGCCTTCATCCTGGTAAGCCAGTGGCCCAACTTTAAGTACATAAGCAACGACAGTAGCCAGACCTTCGCGATCGGTAGTCTGTTTTGTTAACAGAATCCCTGCGTCAGTCTTTCCTTTGCCCTTGTAAGGTAAAACAAGTAAACGCCATCCGGACGGATTAGGCATTCGTTCTATCAGTGTCTTATCCAAAACAGACGGGTCCAGAACTTTGCTTTCTTCCGGTATATATGCGTCTGTTAAGGATGGTTTTGCGACAGTATCTGTTGCCAGATCACTCATCGAAGTCTCCTTCATTTTGCAGCACTTTCCTTATTTCATCGTACAGGGTGCGAAGTGCAGACAATTCACCCATGACGAATCGGTATTCCTCCATGTCTTTGATATTACCGCTTGAAATATAGTTTACTTTGTCCTCTTCAAACTGTTTTATCTTTTCAAAAATATAATTGGCAAGGTTAACGGAACTCACGGCCCTACTGACCACCTCTAATTAGCATTGGATGCAGGCCATAGGGGCCTTGAGTATACATCCCTTCTGGATTTGGAATCGGATGTGGCCTAGCGATTGATGAGCCGTCATATCCAACGTTAGGATCCATATTTTGTCTTCCACCGTATCCGCCATAATATGAAAGCGGTGCCATACCCATACCGGGACCATAGCCATAGCCATAGCCGCCAAATATGGAACGGTTCATGGGATTAGCCATACCCGCATAGTTCATAAATGGCATTCGGCTCATGTACGGACTACCAAACATAGGAGGTCGGGGCATTCCATACATACCGCCATACATACCGCCATAACCAGGCATTCCAAACCCGCCTCTTCCGGGAATTAACCCAAATGGACCGGGTTGAGGCTGCGGCATAGGAGGTCGAGCACGCATTCTTCCTCGTAAATGATTAAGCAATAGCTCAATACCGCTACCACTTTCCAAGTTTTCCATATCTAAAAGACTTTGAAATACTTGAGCCGCTTCAGGTGTCGCGATATTGCCTGATTCAGTTTGAACTGAACTGAAAGGTGTAATCAGATTACCAGCGGCATCTTTCATGCCTAATCTATTAGCAATCCTGCGATAAACACCACCGCCTGTTAAATCTCGTTGGGCTTGTGTTAAATCACCTGTCTGCCCACTAAGAATCTTATTAACAACATCTCTAGCAGCAGCTTCATCGCTTACGCCAATTTGGCCATAAAGGGTATCAAGCGGACTTAACGGACCTGTTGTCGCGGGAGTCTCTGGAGGAGTAGGTACAGGGCCACCAAGATTTTCTGGACCTTGTGTGATCGCCCCACCGTCTGTTGGTGGGTTGTTTGCCTCATATTGAGATTTTGATCCTTTTACCCAGCCGGGGCCAGGCGTATAGCCACCAGTTGTAGCTGTCCACTCTTGTCCTGTTGTTGGATTATAATAAGTTACCAACGCCATACTTACCGGCGTACCGGGAGGGGGAGGTATAAAACCATCCGGCATCGGCATTCTAGTTTCCCCGTCAGGACCGTATCCTTCATCCGCTCCAAGTGGTGGTGGGTTGGAAGATATTAGTTCTCCGTCAGGATCGACCCTTGCATAACTTTTGTTATGCGTAACAATACCATCGACTAAATAAGTATGCGTCTGGTCAGTCGTAAAGTTATAAACTTTTGCAACTTCTTCTCTGCTTGATAGATTAGTAACTTCCTCTAAACCATTAACAGTAATGAGATTATCGCCAACTTCTAGTTGGTCAATTTCAATACCATACTCTTCGTAAGTTGGCTTTGATGCCTCTGGATTAAAAGATTTCCAACCTTCTTCTGTTAGGAAGGGATGAGAATCAGTACAGGTAATTCTGTCGTTAATCGTAACAAGCGTTTTTAGTCCTTCAGGAATATCGTGAACATGAATAACTGTATCGAGTGAACCATCCTGCGTATTGACTTCATCGCCAACAATAATGTCTTCAATGTTTTTAGAGCTGCCGTCTGCCATGTCGATAGACGTTCCAGCAATAAAACAACTCGTAACAGTATCATCAGGGCCTGGAAAATAAGGGCCTCTGAGGGGACCATAATCGGGAAGTTTCGGTATTTCTGGCGGGGTTTTCGGACTGGGTCCGGTGGAGCCTTGATTTGCAATAGCCCAAGCCTTTTTAAATTCTTCTCCAACTTCAGAGCCACTTACAGAAGTAGGGATATTTCCAGCAATACCGCCGATTGACCCATAATAAGTATCAGTTGCTGGGTCATATCTATCGAAAACAGTGGTGGACGAGCTTATTCTTCCACTTCCAGGCTCGCCAGAAAATCCGCTGTAGTCTCCACCAGGTAGACCCGGATAATCCGGATAATCCGGAGGGGTTGGCTCCTTATATATTGTATTATCCCGCATATCCGGCATATCCGGTACTTTAGTGGGTGGTCTAGCACCTACCATTTCATTTATTTTTCTTCTCATCTCATCCGAAAGGGGTGGGCCTCCCCTATTAACGAGATCATTAAAATAACCGGGACCAGGTTTTATTTCTGTGCCAATTACATCATTCAAGTAATTAGGTGGTGTTCGTCTGCCGCCTCCCGGAATACCAAGATTATATTCTCCGCTTTGTCCTGGCATATTGGGCATCGGATGTGGTCCTCCGCTCATAAAGTCCGGAGGGTTTTGTTTAAGAGGTTGATTCGGATTGTCCATGCCGGTTGGAATCAACCGCAAAGGCATAACTACTGTCATTGTTAATAAACTCCTGAGAATTTCGTTCCGCGCAGCGCGGCACCACCACCACGGGCTTTACCTTTGCCCATGCCTGGATTAGACGATGCGTTAGTGGGTTCCTGCTTGATCGTTGAGTAATTTACCTTGCCCTGATCCTTAACAGTAAAACTATTTTTCTGAACTTTGTTAGCCATTTCTAGCCTCCGAAAATGTTCTTTGTCATTTTTTCTGCGAGATTACCCATTTGGATCTCTCGCTGCAAATCTAATCTATCTTGCGCAGTTTGATCTTTCATTTTCGCAACATCAAGCTGCGTGTCGATACGCTCTTCAGTAAGCTCTCGTTGCGTATCAAGTCGTTCTTGATCCAGACCAAATCGCTTCTCTGCTTCCATTGCTTTACGCTCAACATCGGCAGCTTTGATACCAAGTTCTTCACGCCTGAGATCAACCAATGGGTCATTGTCCTGTTTCGCCTCAAATGCGGGTGCGATCTGGGATACTAGTTGCGCAGTAATCTGCGCGACTTTATTTTCCATCATCGTCTTCATCTGTTGCTGCATTTGTTCCATTTGCGGGTTCTGTTGTGGCGGCTGACCTGGTTGTGGTGGTTGGCCACCTTGAGGCGGCATACCGGGCATACCTTGAGGTGGCATCTGTGGTTGCATTTGTTGCATCTGTTGCATCTGTTGTTGCATCTGCATGATCTGTGGATCCTGCTGCGCTTGTTGTCTTGCCATCAGATCAATGTGTCCGTAAACATGACCTTGAACTACGCCCTGCATCTGCGGATTTGCCTGACAGATTGCAGAATTGTAGAACGCCATATGAATAGCAATGTGAGCCTGATGATCCTGATCTGGGAACGGTACAGCAGGTTGCATAGTCGTAAACCCACCATTCTCAAGTGCTGCTGAAATAGGTTGCGGTTTCGGCGGGGGCGGAGGAGGCGGCAGAATCTGATCGACCTGCTGCACACCCATTGCCTCATACATGCGCTTGTACGCATTGTAGATGCCCATCGGACCATGAATCTCTGGTGCGGCTTGCACCATCTTCAACATTTCCTGTGCCAGCATGACACGCTGACTCATTGAGAAGATGTTGGGATCGCTGACCGGAATAATATCAATACGGTCATCAAAGTCAGCCTGCTTGACGCTTTGATCACCATTAGCCGTCATGTACGGATACTGTTGCGGCAGATAATCTTTAAAGAGATTGGCGAGTAAGTTGAACTCTATACGCTGCGAGTAATGTAATCGTTTATGAATCGCACTCATTACGCGACTACCGCGCTCAAGCAATGCGACTGTTGTACCTACTGGTGCTTCCTGATTACCATCACCAACCTGCATATCACCGATCGATGCAAATCGTCGGCCTGCTTCAACCAACATACCTAACAGATTAAGCAGTGTGCCGCTGGGTTCCTTGAACGGCAGAGGCATCAATGCTTCGCGTAAAGAACCGCCAGGTGCGTCCATGTCTCTGAACTCACCTGGCTGAAGAGGCACATCGTCGTCACGGATACGAATGCCTCTGGCTTTAAAACCAGCGGGTAAATTAGATAGCGTGCCTGCATCAATCAACTGTCTGAGGATCGAGGTTGCGCCTCGAGACAGACCGCCGATCATGTGGGTCAGACCAAAACCATAGAAGCCTACACCAGGCAAAAACTTGTAGTGAACAAAATAGTCCACTCGCTTGCGCATAGGATCCTGTTGATTGTAGTTTCTGCGAATTGACAGGACCGTTGATTGTTTCGGTAACAGCGTAACAATGTATGGCAGCTTAATGCCTGTCTCTTCACCCTGCGCGTTGACATCCTCAAAACCGGGGATATCCAACTCAACGTGCATTTCAAGTACTTCACATTCATCGGAGCCGGAACCACCTGATGGTTTAACACCCTGCAGTTCATCGATCTCTTCATCGACACCATCATCACCATAGGAGGGGTCATCGATGTAAGACACAGGTGATTTCTTGTAGAAACCTGCTTCCTGCATCTTCTTCACATCATTGATAGACATATCAACAAGGTGAGTAATTCGTGTTGCGCTATCGAGACTCGATGCACCGTAAGGCACAATCAGTTTTTCTGACGGGATAAAACGCGATACCGGACGATCAAGCGTCTGGTCAAAATGAACTTTACGGAATGCACTACCAGACAAGGGCAGATAGAACAGCATCTGATCAGTTTCAGGATCATATTCCTTCATGACCTGCGTGATCTGATAGTTCATGAACTCCTGAACACGCGCTGCCTGCAGATCAGTGTTTGGAGTCATCATGCCCACAACCTGTGTTTTAACAGGTCCACCAGGTGGCAACATCTCTTTGTATGCCTGAGCCTGAAACTGCGTAACAGACTCTGCGAGTAACGGGTGAATAATACCGGAGGCACCCTCAAAAGGTTCAGATCTTTCTTCGAACTTCATGCCAAGGAATTCAAGGCCTTCCCGATACTGCTGTTCCCATTCTTTGCGTGAAGCGCGATCGTCCTGGTAATCAGCCATACAGTCTGAATAGATACGACCTAGGTCACCGGGATCAATAACCTCTGCAAGGTTGGCATAAAAATCCTGCCCCATATCCATCATCGGGGGTGGTGGCATACCAACCAGCATGGTGCCGTCTTCTAATATTTCATTATCGTCGTCGTCAACACCAGCAAACATTTCTTCAATGTCAGGATTAACTGTAATTTCTATTTCTTTTGATCTGTCTTCGATATCAAGATCGAACTTGTCAGAATCATTTATGCCGCGCTCAATGGCCATAATTAGTCTTCGCTGTACAAGTTATTGAACACTCGTTGAGTGTCCCAGACATATCCTACATCTTCTTTCGAGTGATAGATATTCTGGTTTGGTTTAAAGTCAGGCGCACCTTCGCCGGTTTCGAACCAGGCAGGGTGTGTCACTCGTACCCTATTATTCGGTAAAGCGACTATGTTACCCGTGTATTCGCCTGCATCAAGTAGTTCCAGTATATGGCTTTGCTTGTGCTGCGCAGGATCATCAGCGATCTCGCTGTTCGTATAATCAACAGTAAAGTAATACTTGGCCGGATAGAATTCACCATCAACCTTTGCAATCCATGGTGCAGGAGTCGCACGATTGATCGTGTACACCGCATGATCATGTGACATGCAGTCCCACGGTTGCGCGAGATAAGTCGGCAACACATCGGGCCACTCTTCCAGTGGCGTATCAGCGACTAATGCCGTGATGGGAAGCCTCGCCCACATGGCCCCGCCATGGATGTTAGGTTCATCTGTGTCATGCGTTTCACATCCTGTAAAGATAACCTGAAAGCTTAAACACCTGTTGGGCATGGTCGTTACGGCGACAACCATGGCGTGTAAGAACTCACCATGGTATCGCTCGTTATTGACAGTATATTCCCGCCTCACCCATGCCTTGAAGTAAGGGATACTGCTTTGTAAGTATGCCACCCTCGAGCAAACTCCTTTAAAAAGCGCGATATTGTTTTATCGCATTGCTTTACCAAAACCTCGCTTGGCTGCACCAACACCTCGACGCTTGACGGCACCGCCTCGAGAATAACCTTTTGGCTTTTTATTCTTGCCGCCAACAGCACCGCCCTTCATCATGCCTTTTGGTTTAACGCCACGGCCTTTAAGCACATCAGCTTGCGTAACTTTGCCGTCACCTGTCAGATCAGGAAAGCCGCCTTTCTTCATGCCTTGTGGCATCTTGCCACCCATCATGCCGCCTTTCGCGGAACCTTTAGACCTCATCATACCGCCCATGTTTTTCTTAACAGCGAGGTCGGCTTTTGTTTTTGGTCTACGACCAAGACGATCGTAAGCATTAAGATATTTTGTTAGGCTGCTCTTCTTGTTAGGGTCAAGACCTAATTTTGTAAGCTGTTCTCTAGTAACATTTGCAACTTTTTTGCCGCTTTTCAGCGTGACATCTCTATCAGCCTTTGTGTCTTTTTTGCCTGTTACTTTGCCGCGCTTGCTTTCTCTTTTCTTTAGCTCGACCTGCAATTCGCTTTTTTTAGTTTTGCGAGGATTGGGCCTTTTTTTGGGTTTTGGTTTATCACCTTGACTACTTTTGCCAGCAACGTAACCGGCAGTAGCAGATCCTGTGCCTATTGCAGCAGCACCAGCAACTTTCTTTGATCTTGCTTCAGCTCTCTCTCCAGCTTTTCGTTTTTGCTCTGCTACTCGACGCTTTTTAACTTGTGCTCGTTTTGATGCGTCAAGCAAATTTGGATTTCCCGCACCTACTTTTTTCTTTAAATCAGCAGCACTGCCAGAAAAAGCACTGCCTGTGCCACCTTCAGCCGTTCTTGTTTTCGGTTTGCGGCGAGCTTTTCTTTCAGCCCGCTCTGAAACATTCTTTGCAAATTTGAGTAATTTCTTTAATGCCATAATTTTTTTCCAGTTACTGACTAATTAGTAGTATGAAATATTTCGTCGGGCAACACGCTCATCAACCTCGTCAGATTGTAGCGTGATAAAGTTACCCTGCCTGAATCTTAGTATAGCTTGCGTCATAGAGTCTACATAATCATCGTGCGCACCGAAAGGAAACGATGCACATTCTTCAATAACCTCTTCAGAAAACAGATAGTCAGGTGCCCAGACAAGGCCAGACTCAAATACGGGACTCGCAGAATGCACACGAGTCATCTTGTCGTTACCGCGACTGGGCCGATAGTTCACCACAGGGATACCCATCATGCGAAGTTCCTGCGTTAATGGTGTACCACTCGCCTGAGCCTCTACCAGGACCATATCAGGGTCGTATTCACGGTAGGCTTCGTAAGCGACCGCTTTTAATTCAGGGAAATCCCACCGACCACGCTCCGCATTCAGCAGAATAATCGCATCAGCCATGCCATCACCCGGACTAAATACGCCCCAGGTGGTAATTGCACTGTAATCCGCCGTTTCTTTCTTGGAAAACGCCGTATCGTAGGACTGAATGATGTAATGACAGGAAGGAGGACCGTCCTTGGTCCAGATATTCCACCATTCACGCTTGATAATGGCCCCTTCTTCCGATGTCGGGTTCTGCTGGTACTGCGCATTCCACTTCATCACCGGAATTGACGCTTTAACAGACTCTAATTCCTCCTTTTTCCAGAATTCAGGCCACAATACGTTGCCGGAATCCTCAAAAATGGCCGGTAATTCGATAACTTCCCAGTTATCTGCGTGATTTTCCGTCTGACGGCTCAGGAGCTTGCCTGTGAGGTCGATTGTGGACCAACGGGTCATGACTATAACGATAGCTCCACCAGGCTGTAGACGCTGTCTGGGGCCGGATGTGTACCATTCGTAGGCACCTTCCATGGCAGTTAGCGATAATGCGTCCTGTTCTGAGTGCGGATCGTCAATAATCAGTAAATCAGCACCCCGCCCCGTGATGGCTCCACCTACACCTGCTGCAAAATATTCCCCCCCTTGCGATGTTTCCCATCTTCCGGCTGATTTTGAGTCAGCCGCCAAAGAAACATTATCAAACATCCTTTTGTATTCCTGGGTATCCATCAGATTACGGACCTTGCGACCGAATCGGATAGACAGGTCAGCCGTGTGCGTAGTCTGCATGATCTTCATGTCGGGTTTCAGACCCATAATCCACGAAGGGAAGTACACAGATGCAAATTCAGACTTGGTATGACGGGGAGGCATGTTAACGATTAGACGTTTACATTTTCCTTGAGCCACTTCTGTGAGCTTATCAGCGATTAAACGGTGGTGCTCACCTTCAATGAAACCGTCCCAGATGTACCGGACATACTCCATAAAGGAGTCCCGGCAAGCATCCTTTGTTTGAAGGGTAGAAAGGCGATCCTTCAACATCAGGATCTCTTTCATATCGGACTCTGGAATATGGGCCAGACTGCTCAAAATGATTTTTTCACAGAATCGTATGTGTGGAACGATATTATATATGACATTGCATATGTCAACTGCTTAGGGGGGGGTCGGGGTCGCGATCGAGAGCTGCCGGAAAATTCAAGACCTGGCCCTAGGGTACCTGCCGAAAAAATTTCAAGACCTGACCCCTGAGCTCTGTTCAAGACCTGACCCCATGGGATAGTTCAAGACCTGGCCCCGAGATCTCGACTACTGTATAAAAGAACAGTATATTTATTTTTGCTTATGAGTTGACATTGTTAACTAAATACCTGACAATTCGCATTGTCTTTTACAAAAAAGACAAACCTAAATAAAAGGAAAAAGTAAATATGAAAAATGAATATGCAGTATTAGAAGAGCGCGGCAACAATGCCATCGTAGATTTGGACTATCTAAGATGGGTGTGCGATGAACTATCAAAACGCGTCCAGTTAAATTCTGGAGTAGTTCATGCATTAGAAGAGTCGGTTGCGAAAATCACAAAAGAGCTGCGCGATGAAATCATCGACATTCGATACGAAGACGACACTTGCCGAGTCGCTATCGAATGGCTCAACGATAACGATGTAATCATCTAAACCCATCGGGGGGCTACGGCCCCCCATTTCAAAAAAGGAATAGCAACATGATTTCAATTACTAACAACAACACCAAAAAATATCTCGCTTGCGTTGCGAAGGTAGAAAAAGCGAAGCAATCCGTTAGAGAAGAGCAAGCTTTTATTAAGGACTATGAAAATGCTTATAAGACATTTTCGAAGTCTCATCTTCGGGTTACAAAAGACGGGCGAGTTGTCGCGAAAAAAGATAATCCATTTGAACTGGCATGGTCCCATGGGGACAATGGCAAAAATATTGGATTCAAGTATAGATCGATTGAGGGTAATTGCTGGTTTGTTAGAGAGAAGAAAATGCCATCTTACCTATCGATGTCGCTTAAAGGTTAATCTAATCAGGGGGCTTCGGCCCCCATTTTTAAAAAAGGAATTAAAATGAAAAGACAATTTTACACCCGTCATCCCGAAACGAATGAACCAATTCAGATATCGCAAGGGGAGTCCGGGTACCGGCACGTGACTCCCTCAGACTCTCTTACGCATAAACAAGATGCCGACACAGCGATGGATATGTTGAATGCATTCTACAATAACACGCCTCGCGACCTGGAGATTGCTGTAGCATGTTCAATGTTCGGTTGGGATATTCCGATCGCTAAACATTTCGATTAAAGAGAGAGGGCTTCGGCCCTCTTTTTTTTGCTTATGAGTTGTTCCTGGGATACAATAAACATTCAATAAAAAAGGAAACCCGATCATGAGATCAATAAAAGAGATAGCGTCCGAAATCGAAACGGATTGGACCAAAGTAAACTTCGCAGCTCGACCATACCTAGACGCGATGTATTCGCTCGATAGCGTCAGCGATTCATACGGCCTGGATTCCGGTCAGAGCGTAGTCGCTTACTTCCTGGCAAATGCCGGTACCTGGCGCGGCGATAGAGCTCGAGCTCTCAAAGCCGAATTGAAAGCCATGTTGTGAAAACAATTAACAAAAACCAGGGGCCGCAATCGCGGCCCTTCTCTTATGTGCCCGACCAATATATATAGAGAGCTCGAGGCCGCAAGTAGTCCGCACGCGATGCCAATATATAAAACGATCAAGGCCGCAAGCAATAAAATCTCTATTGCTAATGCGTTAGATTAGGCCAGGGCATTCTGATATAATAAACATTCCACAAAAAAGGAAATGATATGAAGCTTTTAGATACGAGTACCAGTAACACGAAAGTTAGAAAAAC